TTGTATAGAGGTTCGCCGCGATCAACAGAATTGCGTGCATCAGCGGCGTGGGGATATTACCGTCAACAGCCAGCCCGGCGAGAGGCTGTTGTATGTCGTTCTCAACGGACTTTTCGGCTACCTCGATGAGCGACAGCATATACTCGTCATCATCGGATGAGTCTACGTAGCATTGTTTTTTCAGATGCTCAAGGGTTACATACATGTTTTTAGAATTAAAAAAGCCGTGGTGGCGACTAGGACCACCACGGCGGGTAAAACATTAACAACTGTGATTATGAGCACATACCCTTTATGTTGATGACCACTGAATCAGCCCCCGTTGCGGACAGCGTGAGAGTTGCGATGTGTCCTGCCCTCGGACTTGCGGCCGTTGGCAGATAGGTTATTGCTACTCTTGTGCCTACGGCTCCATTAGCGTCCTTAGCAAGGGTTGCCGGTGTCACGGTGAACAATGCCTTATCAGTACCATCAAGTGTCAGAGTGATGTCGGTCGTCAAGTTCGCGCCCGAAACGGTGACATTCTGTGATACGGACTCCCCTACTGCTGCGGCGGCCAAATCAACTTGTGTATCGTTGACACCGATAGCCGGGGTAGTCTTGACTTCTGCGATGCCGAAGGCTTCGGGGCGAAGAGTCAACATGTCCATGTCGGCGTTGAGCACGAAGTAGGTCAAGTTCTTTGTCATGACAGCTGCTGACGAGTTGTCGACGCCGAGCGACATTGCACTGAACGAGCCGAGCAATTCATAGCTGAAAACTCCGAAACCGAGGCGGTTGTCGCCGATAAACTCTGTCACGAAAACAGGATAGCCGTTGATTTTTCCGTCCTCAATCAGCATGCGGCCGCTGCCGGCGTCGCGCGGGGTGGACTCTAAGTCGCCGTATGTTGTTGCGCTACAAACATAAGCTGCGGTAGCGTCAAACTGAACTCCGGTCGCGAGGACAGAGGATTTAAGCTTAACGACGTCCTTGAAAGTGAAGGCGCCTTTGACGATTGTCGTAGGAGCATCTTTTACGAAACATCCGATAGGGGCCTTGGCCGTAATCTGCTTCGTCGAGAACATGCACTTGTTGAGCGTTCTTGCGAGTCCGGCAACGATCTGCGTTTTGACGATGTCAAGCAACATGCCGTTGTTTTGAGTCAAAGCACGGTTAGAAACAGGAATTGCGAGAGCGAAACGTTTAGGTGAAGGAGTGATCTTCGAAATCTCGATAGTGCTGTCGCCGACTTCGGCGTTTTCATCCTCGATGGTTGCCTCTACTCCGGCGACTACGGGAAAGTTCCAGGCCCCGGTGATGCCGTATTGCATTTTGACGCCGACTTTGCTGAGGATAAGGCCTTGCTCCAGCGGCTGAATGATATCGGCGATGGTTAGCGGAACGATCGGGTCAATGGTCGTAGTGTCCTGAATACCGCGCAGGATAGTATCCTCTGTTGCGGGGATGACCATGACATTGTTTCCGTTAAGGCTTCGCAGATGCGAATATCTGTCGGGGACGCTTCGGGTATTTCCGAGAGCGCACATAACGGTTGCAAAAGCTTGGTTGCGGTCGAGCTGTTCAGGAGTTTCCTCCCACTCGCCAGCCTCGATGGCCTGGTTGCGAAGGCTCAAGGTCTGCATTTCTGCTTCAAGTGCGCTTTTCTCTGTCACCTCTTCCGCTGTCATACTTCGTCTCTCGACGGCCATTGTGTCGGCTATCTCGGTAAAGCGGTTTTTGATCTCTGTAATTCGGTCGTTATTACTGCGCAATTGACGACGCTCTTTTGCTGATAATTTTTTCTTCATATTCCTATTATTTTGAGTAAATATTAAATTATGTTAAATATGTGTTAATTCAAAATTAACAGTTCACTAGTGTTACAATGTGTCCTGCCGGGCCAAATTTCTCAAGCTGATAAGTTGCTCTCTTAGCTCATCCGAGTTATCCGGTTCGGGGCCTTTTTGTTCATCAAGCGAGCGATGGATATTCTCTTCAAGTTGTTCTAAGCTTCTTGCCTGAACCGAAGTTTGTAGGTAAGCAGGGTTGGCCACGATAGCGACATCGTAAATTGCGTCGATCTTATTGACCGTGCGGACAAGAGTGTCACCGTCCTTCGTGTAGGCCACGTTAGCTTGCTCGTCTGTCGAATAAGCGAAGGAACTACCGAATAGATCCCCGCGCTTGACCATTTCCAGGGCATAATCACCGTCCACGGTGCGTGGGGCTTCAAAACGATACATCAAGCCCTTCTCATCAAGCAACAAGGTGAGCGTTCCCTGACCTTTGTTGCTTCTAGCCAGCATGCGGATAGGATTGTGTTCCAGGTCTGCGACAACGTCGCAGGCATTAAGCGTCGCCGAATCAATTGCGGATGGGGGGATAATTTCTTCGACCATGCGGTACACTTTCCAATCGCACAATAATTGTGAGCGCTGATTGAAAACGATGGCATAGCCTTCGATGGTGCGCGTTTCGCTGCCGTCCTCCGCACGAAGAATGCGAGGGGCGCCGGCGGCGTCGAACATTCGTATTTGCTTGTTTATTTTTGGCATATCCGTTAATTTATAAATCTATAACTAGCCGGATATGCCTGGTTTTGGTATTACTCTGTAGGTGTAGCTGTGGGCACGGCAGCTGGTGTTACTTCGCCGCGAATTTTCGGTGAGTCGATGGGCGCAACATTGCAGGAAATGAAACTTACATCGCCACCGGGAACGGGGGCCTTTCCTTCCTTGCGTCGCCATTCATTGACTGTCCACACGCCCGCGCTGATGGTCTTTGTCATATAATCAGACTTCGCGGTGAGGTCGGCCTGGTAATAGTTGTCAAGATTGAATTTGATGCGATAACTCGTCTGGAGACTTTCGGGCACAAGCTTAACGGTAAATTCATTTTCGATTTGTGTCAATCGGGGCAACAAAGTGTCGGTCAAAAAAGCTATTTGTGAGTTCTCTGAAGCTTTGTAATTTGTAGCACTCGATTGAAAAACTTTATCGGGGTGCACACCAAAGAAGCGGCAGATCTCAAGGATATTGAGTTGTTTACTTGCCAACAGCTGCAAGTCGGCCGGGCTAAGGGTGAGCGAATTGAACTTCATCGCGCCGGGAACGTAGAAAATTCGTTTGCCCGAAGCGATTTCGGTGCCTACCCTGGCGCTGACGGTCTCCAACTGGTTGTCTTGTACCGTTCCGAAGCCCACCACACTTTCCGAATCGCCCGAAATGTAGCCGCTCAAGGTGCTGCCCGGTTGGAATAATTCGGTTTGTTTGCCATCGGTGGCGGCTGCGATGCCCAGAATATTGGCCGCATAGGATACGGTTGAGCTGCCGTTGTACCCGCCGTCCATGCTCATGTTGCGAACATGAATGATTTCGTCCGAGAAATAGCGGCCAAAGATACTATTGACGTAGTCGTTCACAAGGTAGGTGTTCAGGTTTTTGTCGTAGGTGACGGTGTTGGGTGATAAAAGAATCAGATCTCTAAGTCCATTTGCATCGTATTCGGGTAGCGCGTATGCGTTACCGGTCAGCAAGACTGAACTGACTAAGTTCTTCATGAAGTCGAATGCCGTCAATCGGGAATTCGCGCGAACGGTGAGCAGCTTGTATAAAACACTCTTCTTGTCTGTCTTGAAATATTCTTCTTTCTCGCCAGTCACGTCATTTCGACCCGCGGGTGTCAACCGTTGTGGCTCCAACAGCAGTGAGGCTATTGATCCGCTCAAGATATCGACGCATCGGTAGACGGCACTGATTTTCATGGGCATCGTCTCCGGTCCTCCCATGCTGATGTTGAGCGTATTGCCCCAATATGAGCTCTGCGCGTTGATGGCTGCTTGCTGACTTGCAGGATCGCTGCGGAATAGTCTTAATATTTTTTGAAAGAAGTTCATATGCCTGTTTTTGCTTAAAAATTGCTGTTTATTTCCTAAAATAGAGAGAAAATTCGCTTTTTTGGCGCTTTTTTGCTAGTGCCTGATGTAATTGTTGAATTCCTTCAAAGCCATCAGGTTGGTGATAACGCCATCGATTTTCTTGTTTTTCGACCGCTTGAGGGGCTTTGTGTTCCCCATTCTATCCTCATCCAACACGGCGTTGTCAAAGCAATAATAATTTATCGGATTATTGTTGATGGTCAGCGCATCCGTACGTGTTGCCAACTCCCAGCTTTCGACGGGTGCGGTAAATTCGCTATAGACCTGTCGAACTGGTACCAAAATTCCTTTTGCACCCGACGCGGAGAGCATATTGACACAATCCTTCGACCTGTAGGGGTCATATCCAATCTGTAAAATTCGGACATATTTGTTATGCTCCAGGATGTCGTCGACGATCTGTCGGTAGTCGATGACATTGCCCTTCGTCAACTTTAGATGCCCTTGTCTTGCCCAGTTCTCGTACAACTGTCGGTTCGGGTGGTCTATTAGACAGCCTTCCGGAAAATAATAGTCGGTATGAAAATGGAAGCCATAGCCGTTGCCCCCCGAGAAATTTCCGCCGTAATAGAGCGCATAGGTAACGGCCGAAAAGTCGTCTTTGACGGATAAGTCCATGGACACCATGCAGGGTAGTTGTCCTTGCTTGTCGATATCCAACTTGACTGCGTGTTTCTTCATTTCTGCACCGGTGAACCACGGGCTGTCATTGCCCGACACGAAAACATTAAGCAGCTTAGTGCGGAAGGCCTTCATGTCATCGACGGATGCCAGCGCGTTGGCATACATGATTTCATAAAAGTCTTGTTTGACGGTAATGCCAAGATGGGGCTGCACCTTTGCCCAGGTTTGCGGGTTGCTTTCTTCGTCGTCGACATCGGGTTGGAAGATATGCACGAACACGCGGTCATTGTCCAAGGGAACAAAGTCGGCGCCGAACAACTCCAGCGTTGTCGGGGCTCCTTCGCCAAGTGTCAATTCTGTGAGAAGTATTGTTTTGTCAGCGTTGAGCATCGTGACAAACGGGCTTTCATTTTTGTCGGATGCTGTGGTGATTACAACAACGAGTGGATTTGTTCGGATACCCATGGACGTTGTGAGCACGTTGTACAGATCCGCATTATCCGCTTGCGAGTATTCGTCCATGATGACGGTACTCGCATTAAGGCCGTCAAGCGCGTCGGCGTTATTGGCAAGGCATCGAATGAAGGAAGTTCGGGCTCCGGGTTTATCCTTGGTTTCCTTGAATGATATCTTTTCACGTTTGGTCTGGAAGTTCTTGAGTCGCTTGTCAAGTCGACGCATGACGGCCTTGATTTCTTTAAAGCATATCTGCGCTTGCTCGTAAGAGTTGGCTCCTGTGTAGCATTCGGCATTGTTGTCACCAAAAAGCATGTCCCAGATGGCCAGAGAAGCCACCTCTGTGGTCTTTGAGAACTTACGGGGTACCATCATCAGGGCGTTACGAATCAAGCGCCTGGAGCCGTCGAGATAGAATCCTAGCATGTTTGCAAACTGAAAGCATTGCACGGGCGTGAGCTTGTATCTCGAGGGGCCATTGGTACCGGTAAATTTCAGCATTTCATAAAAACAGAAGAAGCTACGGATGGTACCGGTGTTGAAGCAGTACGTATCTAGCAGTCGAAAGAAGCGCAGGAGCATCAAGAGTTCAAACAGATTGTGCTCATCCGGATGGTCGATAAGCGCATGCGCATAGATGTTCAGTCTCTCGTCAATCTCATCAAGATTGTAGGACCGAATGTCCAGGTGTCTAAGCCGCTCAATGCAGAGCTCTTTACACTTGCGCAATACTTCTTTGCTTACCTCCATGTTCCGTTAGGCCTCGCGTTTCTTTGGTAATCTCGGACCTAGTGCCATGCCGGCGCCTTTGACAGCATCAACAAGACTGCTAAGTTCGTTGTCGTCACCTTCGCTTTCTTCTCCTTCTCTTCCCGATAGCGCCTTCGTCAGTTTCAACTCTCTAAGATATTTGCGAACTTGCTCCCCTGTATGCAGCAGCATCGGGAAGAGCGGATTCATTTTATAGCGTTCCTCATGTTCTCGAGTTAATTCGGTCTTAAGCAAATCGTCATTGTCGAGTGCACGCTGGACTTGTGCATATCTGCGAAGCGAACACGCCAGCATGTGAATTGTAATTTCAAGAGAATTATCATAAGTCCCTTTTTGGTCAAGTGCCTCACGGATCGCCTTCGCGTATCCGTCGACGCCCATCTGTGTGTAGTGTGAATTATTTCTGCTCATAGTTTTTTTTTTTACTTTTTTTTTCTAGCCTCTATAATACCCCACGCCATTTGGCGATTTGGCATTTTGGATAAAAGAGGA